GCCGTTGTCGCGCAGGCCCAGGCGGTACTCGCGGGCGAGCGAGTCGAGGCTCGAGACGTCGATCTCGGGGCGATCGCCGCTTCGCTGGAAGCTCACGATCTCGTCGAGGTTGACCCAGACGGTCGGCGAGCCCGTGCCGGGCCCGGCCGGGCCGGCGCTCATCTCGTGGGTGACGCCTTGTGCACTGACGGCTGCAGAAGTCATGGCTTTCCTTTCAGGCTTTGAGGTGCTGCGCGATGAACTTCGCCGCCGCGGATGCGACGACGTCGAACGAGCCCCGCACGTTCGCCTCGAACGCGGGTTTCAGGAACGGCTTCGGCGAGACGCCGGACTTGCCGAGCTCGACCCACCGCCAGTAGTAGCCGAGGCGGCGGATCACGACCCCGTACGCGGACTCGTTCGAGAAGGCGAACTTGCCGGTGCGGAGCTTTCGCACCGAGATCTGCCGCGCGAGGTTGCCCGGCTGCACCAGGTGTCGCTCGCGGCCGCCCTTGAATCTCACGACGTGCGGCACCGAGGAGCGCACGACCCGGCGCTTCGCATCGCGCGCCCAGACCGCCACAGCCGCACGGACCGACTTGTCGAGGATCTTCTGGCGGAGCTGCGGGGCGAGCGAGCGCAGGCGCTTGGCCGCCTCGTCGAGGGCGCGGCTGTCGAGCTTGATCTCGATGAAGTTGTCCGCCATCAGTCCGCCTCGAGCCAGCCGAGGAGATCCATCTGCACGAAGTGCTGCTTCGTCTCGTTGTCGTAGAGCGAGAGGCTTTGAATGAGCCCGAGCTTGAGGTTCGAGACCACCGCCTCGTCGACCCGCCCCTGCACCGCGCGGGCGAGCTCGCGCGCGTCGGCGTTCGTTCTGGCGAAGCAGCTCACCTCGCAGTCGACGCGGGTGAGTTTCGACGTGTGCCCCGCGAGCGAGCGCATCGGCTGCTCGGCGACGAGGTAGACGATCGCCGGCACCGAGCTCCCCTGCGGCCGAACGGTCGGGTAGATCCGCTCTCCGACCAGGCCGACGATCGTCGCATCGGCGCGTAGGTGGGCGGCGAAGACGTCCTCGAAGGCGGGCTCGCTAGCCATCGTTCACCCCCTCGGCGACGTAGAACGAGAGCTCGCGGTGGCGCTCCTCGCCGTCGATCTGCGCGACGATGTTGTAGATCCGCGCCTCGAACACGAACCGCATCGCCGCGGTGACGCCCTCCCGGTATCGGAGCCGGATCCGTCCGGTCACCTCCGAGTGATGCTGCTGTGCGGCGAAGAGCTCGCGGCCGGCGAGCGGCTCGACCGCGGCCCAGACGGTGACCACATCGGTCCAGGCGTCGTCGGGCTCGCCGGAGGCGTGCTGCTGCGGGCTCCCGGCGGCGCGCTGCTGCAGCGTCACCCGGTGGCGGAGGCGTCCTGCGCGCATGTCAGGCCCGCTGGACCTTCCGCCCGAGCCGGTCCGCGTACTCCCGCGCCTGCCCGCCGGCGATCTCCTCGAGCGTGTACTGCCCGTACGCGAGCGCGTGCGCCCACTGGCGCCGGTCCCCTCGCATCGGCCAGGTGAGGTTCCAGGTCGACACCCCGAACGCGGCCGAGCGGTAGTCGACCATCACCGGGATCCCCGCCACTACCGCCTTGCAGGCGACGGTGCTGGTGCACGTCACGACCGCCCACGCGCGCGCCAGGCGCTCGGCGAGCGGCTGCGGGTCGCCCTTCTCCGACACGAACACGCGCCGCGTGGTGTTCTGTGAGAGCCGGTGCAGCGTCTCCCCGAGCCAGTCGCCGAGGCCGAAGAGATCGACCACCGCGGCGCTCGGCGGCACCACCATCACGTCTTCGCCTGCGCGCGTCCAGGGCGCGAGCTCGAGGCCCTGCGCCTCCCACCGGTCCGCCGGCGCCGTGGGGCACCAGTTGAGCTGATAGGCCTGCGGCACGACGCGGAGCCAGTTTTTCCCGTCCTGCGTGTACGCCCGGTCGAAGAACACGAACCGCTCGCGCCGGGCGAGGATCTGCTTGAGGATCCCGAGCGCCCCGAACTGCAGGCCGCACACCAGGTGGAGCGCCCCCCACACCGGCTCGGCGCGGGCCGCCGGCACGCGCTCGGCGTCCCACCCGGCCGCGATCGAATCGAAGTGGTCCGCATTCTTCCGGCCGGCGATGTCGTAGAGGACCGCACGGCTCACTTCTTCCCCCGCGCCGGATCGTTCGCCGGGATCACGAGCGCGATGCGCCCGTCGTCGGCGAAGTAGGCGACCGCCGCGTACACCCCGACGACGAACGCGATCACGAAGAGCGCGCCGAGGAGCGCGGTGCGGCGGCCAGTTCGCACGATTCGCGCGATCTCCTCGTCCGGTTTCTCACCCACGACGCCAGACCTCCTTCACCCATGCCGCCGGCGCCGAGTGCGGCTTGTCCGGCCCGTGGAACGACACCACCCGGCAGTCGACCGGGATCCCTTCCTTGCAGTGGTAGCGGTACGAGCGGTGCCAGGCGTGCGGCAGGAGCCGCCAGCCGAGCGCCGTCGTCTCGGTGATCCACTTCTGGTCGCCGTCCAGGCGCCGGGGCACCGAGGGGTGCCACTCGGTCCAGATCGCTTCGTGCTCGCCCGCGTCCCAGACCATGAGCGAGCTCGAGTACTCCGAGCTCGCCCACCCCCAGTCGCGGAGATCGGTGATCCCGCCGTGCTCGACCACCTCGTCGAGGTTGCCGACCACGCACACGTCGAGGTCGAGGTACAGTACCCGCCCCTCGAACACCCCGGGGCGGAAGAGCTCGATCTTCGCCCACCACCCCCGCAGCGCCGGGTTGAGCGCGACCGGCTCGATGCCCTCGTCGAGCCCTGCCCGGTCGTCGGTGAGGCAGACGAACCGGTGCGCCGCGCGCAAGCGCCGCGCAACCATGTCGCGCAGCACGAGCACGTACTCGGGCGGGTACTTCGCCCCCTGCTTGACGCAGGCGACGGTGATGGTCAACTCTTGGCCCGAAACGCCGCGAACGCGCCAAGTGCACCGGCAACGTGGAGCGGTAGCGGCGTGTCCTTCGCGACCACCCCGCGCCAGATCTCGACCGTGCGCATCAGCCCGTCGAGGAGCGCCACCCGTGGCGACCACCCGAGCACCTGGCGCGCCTTGTAGCCGTTCGAGTTGAGGTAGTAGATCTCCCCAGGGCGCTTGGCGGTGGTGTGCCACTTGATCTCGCCCCGCCAGCCGATGATCTCGGCGATCGCATCGGCGAGCGAGCGGATCGCGAGCGCATTAGCAGGCCCGGTGACGAACACCTGGCCGCGCGCCTTGTCGATCTGGGTGATGATCGACTCGTAGAGCTCGACGAGGTCGCCGATCCAGAGGAAGTTCCGCCACGGCTCCGGGTCGCCGAGGTTGCAGACCGGCCCGCGGAGCATCTGGCTCACGATCCGTTCGACGATGAAGAAGTCGTTGTCGGTGCGCCCGTAGGCGTTCGTCTGCCGCAGGATCGTGAACGGGAACCCGTAGGCGTACTGCATGTACTCGAGGTACTTCTCGCAGGCGAGCTTGGCGACCGCGTAGGGCGCCATCGGGCGCTGCGGGGTGTCCTCGTCGAAGGCGCCGGTCGAGCGGGGGTGGTGGCCGTAGGTTTCCATCGTCGAGGCCATCACGAAGAGCGCGAGCGCCGGGTTGTGCTGCCGGTTCGCCTCGGCGAGGTTGACCGTGCCGACGTAGTTGACCTCGGACACTTCCCGGAACCGCTCGAACGAGAACGCGACCTCGCTCCGCGCGGCGAGGTGGAGCACGATGTGCGGCTTGACGTACTGCACGAGCTGGTCGAGCCGCTCGTGCGCGCGCAGATCGCAGACGTGCTGCCGCTCGCGCGGGAGCTCCGGGTTCTTCGCGAACGACTCCGCGCGCTCGTATAACCCCCACACCTCGTGCGCGCGGTGGAGCGCGCGGACGAGATACTGCCCGATGAAGCCGCTCGCGCCGGTGATGAGGATCCTCATGCGGCGGCCCCCGCGTGCTCGGCGATCGCGGCCTTGACCCGCCCGATCGCCGCGAGGATCTCCGGCTCGAGCGCCCGCAGCCGCTCGGTGTCGCGCTCCGACGGGGTCCGCCCGTCGGGCCCGCGGACGCGCTTCGACCTGTACAGCTCGTCGTTCGGTGCTTTGCCGTGTTTCGGGTGCATATGCTCCACGATGATGTCGCGCCGCCAGACGTAGCGACCGGCGCCGCGGGCGATCAGCTCCGGGACGTCGTCGCAGCCGAAGTGCTCGAACGGGCCGAGGCCGGCGATGTCGCCGGTCCAGGTGAAGTAGCCCACGGCGCGGATCCACTGCCGGGAGACGAACCAGTGCGTCGCCTTGTCCTTGCCCGTGCCGTCCTCGGGCGAGACGACCGCGAGGCGGTCCGGCCGCTTGCCGAACTCCTCGACGACGAGCGCGTCCCAGTGCTTCGTCCGGAAGACGACGTCGTCGGCGCAGAACATCAGTTCCCCGCCCGAGGCCTCGCGCACCAGCGCCTCCCAGGCCTGCGCGACCGGCCGGCGCGGGCCGACGTGGTAGTGGATCTCGTTCTGCGTTTTCAGGTACTCGGCGAGCGCCGGGTCGTCCTCGTCGACGTAGGCGATCACCTCGATCAGGCCCGGGAGCGACGCGGTGCGCACCGCGCTCGCCACCATCCCGAGGAACCGGTCGGGCCGCGAGCGGGTCGGCACCAGCAGCGAGAAAGCCGGCTTCACCCGAGCACCCGCTCGAGCGACTCGATCACCATGCCGACGGTGATCTTCGCCATCGCCTGCTCGCAGTGTCCGCACCGAAATCTCATCCCGCAGGCCTCGCCGCCGGTGAACAGGTTCTCGTGCAGGTCGTAGCCGGTGGTGCGCGGCGAGATGTACCCGCCGAACACCACCACCCCCCGGATCCCGAGCGCCGCGGCGCAGTGGTGCAGGCCCCCTTCCGGGCAGACCACCGCGCGCGCCCAACTGACCGCCGCCGCGGCTTCGCGCACGTCGCGCGTCACGACGTGCTGCACGCCTCGCAGCATCGCGATCCCCGCCGGCCCGAGCTGGATCCAGCGGACGTGCGGCGTGCGCTCGACGAGCTCCTGCCAGCGCCGCCAGCCCCAGTCCTTGCCGCGCGGGGCCCCGGGCTTGATGTGCGGCTCGATGACGACCCGGTCGCGAAGCTCGGTGAACCGCGCCCGCTCGTCGGCCGTGAGGTAGATCTCGCCAGGCTCGACGCGATAGTCGGTGTAGGCGTAGCGCTTGCGGCCGTCGAACCGCGCGTAATCGAGGTACGGCCGGCGCCCGCCGCAGTGGTCGAGCCACTGCACGCTCGCGCCGGCGGCCACCTGGTCGGGCGGTGCAAGGCGCGGGTTCCCGTTCCAGATCGGGTGCCAGCGTGCCTCGCCGGCCTTGCCGCGGATCGCGACCGGGCGCGGGTCGCGCGCCTGCAGGCGGCGGGCATCGGCCGTCGCCATGATCTCGTCGCCCCACCCCATGTCATTCGGCGCGGCGCCGCCAGATCGTCTGCCACTCCCCGCGCGGGCCTTTCGGCTTTTCCACGAGCTCGAAGTGCTTCACGAGGTGCGCCTCGACGTTGACCCGGCGATACTGGCTGCGGGCGTCGTGGATCACCGGCGCGGGCAGGCGCACGACGACGAGCGACCTCGCGAGGGCGAGCGCGGCGCGCAGGAACTCATCCGGGCGCTTCAGCTTGTGCAGGATCGAGAGCAGCAGCACGATGTCCGCGGGCGGCTCGAGGTGAGCCGAATTCCACTCATTCCAGCGGTTGAGGTCGACGCACTTCAGCGTGACCGGGAGCTCGCCGACGAGCCGCCGGCCGGTGTCGATCTCAGTCGGCACCATCGAAAAGCCCCGGACGCTCGCCGCGCCGGCGCGGGCGAGGTCCATCGCGATCAGCCCCTCGGCACAGCCGAAGTCGAGGATCGTCGCGCCCTTGGCGAGGCGCTGGATCGTGCCGAGGCCGGTGAGCTGCTCCCGCACGGTGCGGTCGCCGTCCTGCACGCCCTCGATGATGAACCAGCCTTTCGGGCGCGGCGCCGGCGCCGTGCTGCCGGCGCTCACGCGAAGGGCACTCGATGACGCCCGACGAGCGTCTGCAGGGTGAACGGGAGCTCCTGCGGGGTGAGGCCCGCGCCGATGACCACCGCCTCGCGGTTCTCGTGCCAGTGGCCGACGAGGAGCTTGATCGCGTGGATCGCCGTCTTCGGGATCGCCTGGCGGAGCGCGTGGCCGACGTTGACGCACACCTCCACGGGCTGCAGGCGGAATCCGGTGACCGGGTAGGTCTCGCCGTAGACCGGGCGGATCCGTGGCACCAGGCCGGCGAAGTCCGCCTCGTAGAGGAGGCCGGACCAGGTCTGCTGCACCCGGTCGACGTCGTAGTACTTGATGTACTCGACCGAGACGAGCGGCCGCCAGGGCAGCTCGATCGGCCCGCACGGGAAGTGCTCGAGGTAGAGCGAGCGCTGTTGCGTGAGCATGAAGAAGCCGGTCTGCCCCTCGAACCATTCGCGCGCGGCGGTGAGCTGCACGGCGAGGTCCGCGTCGCCGTCGTCGATGTCCTGGTCGATGCGCAGATGGTCCTTGATCTCGTCCATGAGGATCGGCTCGCCGGCCGGGCCGCTGACGAGTTTCCCGGCGCCGATCATGCCTCGGGCCCGGAGTCGCGGACGAAGAAGCGGCCGTCGCCGGCGGCCTTGATGAGCCCCGCGCCGTGCCAGCGCCACCGGTACATGCCGGGATCCTCCGCGGTGTAGTCGATGTAGTACTGCCCGGTTGAGGACTTCACCATCCCGCCGTCGGGGCTCCCGCCGTAGACGTACTCGAGCACGGTGCCGTCTGGCTGCTCGAGCTGGAAGGTGATCGTGCTCGGGTCGGCGAGCACCGAGGAGAGGTTATAGAACGAGCCGGACACGCGGATCGTCTGGCCTTCGTCGTAGGTGTCGAGCGCCATCACTCCACCGGCGGGTCGAGGTCGGAGGTGACGGTGCCGACGGCCGCGCTCGTGCTCGTGACCGAGCCGCCGACGCGGGTGCTCGTCGAGGTGACGTAGCCGGGCTGCGGGAGGACCGGCGCGCCGCTCCCGCCGTCGCCCCAGTAGCGCGGGCCGAAGTGGCGGGCACCGAAGAACCGATGGCCGAACATTTAGGTCAGGTCGCGGGTGACGGCGGAGCGGTTGCCGTCCGCGTCGACGGTCGCGTCGATGCGGTTCTTCGTGTCGGCGAGGTCGCGGTAGAGCGCGTTGGTCGTGGCGAGGCCCGAAGCCTTGCCGCCGAGAGCCGCGTTCGCAAGGCGGATCGACTGCCGGGCAGTGACGGCACCGTCCACCGCCTCGTCCCAGATCGCGTCGGCGAGCTCGGTGCCGGCGTCGGCGGCGAACGCGTCGGCGTCGATCGCCCCGGTGGCGATCGCAGCCGCCGTGATCGCCCCGGCCGCGATCGAGGCGACCACGACCCCGTCGGTGCCGGTGTCGAGGAGGATCGCGTCCACGATGCCGTCGATCGTGTCCACGCTGGCCTGCGAGGCGCGCGCGTCGAGGATAACGTCCAAGCGCCCGCCGTTCGCCCAGTCGGTTTGCAGCTCGTTCGTGTCGGCGAGGATGGCCGCGATCTCGGTGTCGAGGTAGCCGGCGACCGTCGCCAGGTTCGCCGCGGTGGCGAGGCCCGACTGGATCTCGGTGACCGCGTCGGCGGCCAGGGCATCCGCGTCGATCGCGTCGGTGGCGATGACGGTCGCGGTGATCGCGCCGGCGGCGAACTTCGCCGCGGTGATCGCGCCGTCGGCGATCTCGCTCGAGCCGATCGCGTTCGCCGCGATCTTCGCCGCCGTGATGGCGTCGTTCGCGAGCACCACCCCGTCGGTGCCGGTGTCGGCGAGGATCGAATCGACGATGCCGTCGACCGTGTCGAGGCTCGTCTGGCTCGCGCGGCTCGTGATGGTCGCGTTGAGGTTCGTTCCGACGATGAAGCCGGCGGTGCCGGCGCCGTACGCGCCGGGGAGGCCCGTCGTCCACGGGTCGCCGGCGGTGCCGGCCGCGGCGAGCGCTTCACCCGCCGAGCTCGCGTCCTGGTAGTAGTCGAGGTCGGCATTCCAGACGCCGTCGACGATGTCCTGCACCGTGAGGCTCGCACCGCCGGCGTTGTCGGCGATTTCCTTGACGACCGAGCCGGCGATCGCGTCGGCGTAGGTTTCGCCGCTGTCGGCGGTGAAGAATGCGGCGAGGCCGGCGGTCGACAGCGTGTAGCCGGTTTTCGAGCCCGCGGCGACGACCACGCCGTCGGTGCCGGTGTCGGCGAGAATCGCGTCCACGATGCCGTCGATCGTGTCGACGGAGGCCTGCGAGGCGCGCGCGTCGAGGATGTTGTCGAGGCGCCCGCCGTTCGCCCAGTCGGTCTGCAGCTCGTTCGTGTCGGCGAGGATCGCGGCGATCTCGGTGTCGAGGAAGTCGTCCACCGTCGCCAGTGCCGCCGCGGTGGCGAGGCCCGACTGGATCTCGGTCACGGCGTCCGCAGCCACGGCGTCCGCGTCGATCGCATCCGTCGCGATGACGGTCGCGGTGATCGCGCCGGCGGCGAACTTCGCGGCGGTGATCGCACCGTCGGCGAGCTCGCTCGAGCCGATCGCGTTCGCCGCGATCTTCGCCGCGGTGATCGCGTCGTCGATGAGCTCGACCTCCCCGCCGGTCGAGACGTCGATCGTGCGCCCGGCAGTGGTCGGCCTGAGCGCGCTGCGGTTGTTGAGCGAGAACTCCCCGATCACGACGCCGACGACCAGGATGCCGTCGACGATGCCTTCGCGGATCATCACGCAGAAGTTCGCGCCGGCGGCGTAGAAGGTGCCGTCGGCGCTCGTGTCGATCGCCCAGTAGTTGAGGCCGGTGATGCCGTCGAAGTCGGGCGTGAGCGTGATGCCCGAGTCGTCCTCGGAGACAGAGCTCCCTTTGTAGACGCGCAGGAACAGCGGCGACCCGCCGAGCGTGGCCGGCGCCCCGTCGGTGTCGCGGGTGTTGAACCAGCCCTCGACGACGGAGCCCGGAGCGAAGTCGCCTTTGTAGGTCATCCTCTCACCAATCCGTCACGAACTGCATGCCCTACGTAGACCACCCCGCCGGGGCCTGCGAGCCAGGGCGTCGGCGGTGCGGGCGCGCCACCGGCCGCCGGAAACTGAAGCCAGCCGAACGGCGCCACCCGCGTCCCGGATACCCCCTGAACCCACCCGGTCGGTGCGACGCGGGTGGTCATTTAATTCACCCCCCGCACGAACGGGTGCGAGTAGAGGCTCAGGCTCGGCGCGGTGATGACGACGCGCGCGCTGACGTACCCGGCCTCCGCCGGCGTGAAGGACGACGCAGGGGCGAGCTTCCCGAACCAGTTCAGCGAGCCGTGCTCGCCGGTCCACTCGCTCGTCCCAAGCGCGGAGGACGCCTGGTTCGCCGCCGCAGCGAGTCGCGCTTTGCGGTCACTCACGAACGTCAGCAGGGTGGAGCCGGAGGTGCCCTTGTACGAGAAGTCGCCGTGGATCTCGCCATCGGTGTACGCCGTGGCGGAACCGGAGCGCAGCACCTCGATCGACGGCGTGATCGCCCCGGCCGGCTCGTGATAGGCATCCATCCAGGGGCCGTAATAAGGGCGCACGAACGAGCAGAGCGTAGTCGTGTTGTGGAACCACGACACCCCGGTCGGCTCGCCCGCGTCTCCGGTCGCGCAGTGCACCGCCGTGGAGACGACCGTCGAGCCGAGGCTGTTGTAGTGCGCCATGCTGACGTGAACGTCGCCAGAGGAGCCGTCGAAGATGAAGACTTCGGCACCGTCGTAGACGTTGCTCGACGCGGCTACGACTGTCGCGCTCGCGTGCAGCTTCGGATTCGTGAGCCGGATTATCGGGTGCGCCGCGGTCGCGTTGGCGAAGAGCGTCCCCGAAGCAGCGCTAAGATTTGTCCCGCGCGCCTCGATAGCGGCAGCAGCGCCGAAAGACTCGAACAGCACCGTCGGCACCGTAGCACCCGCACACCAGTTGTCGCCGTCCGAGCGCCACGGGCAGCTGAGCACGAATCCCTGCCCGACGTGCCCCCACAGGACTTCCAAACCGCGACTACGGAACCACTCGTTCGGGTTCGCGCTCGAACCGCCAATAATGACCCCCGATCCGGCGTTGGCGTTGGCGGACAGGTCGACCACTACGTCTTCGACTTCAATGGCGACAGCATCACCGCCGAACGTGATGAAGCAAACCCCGGTGGCGTTGGCGGTCCACTTCATGCCGAAGATTTTGCCGCCGCCTACGAAGGCGACGTCGTCCCCGGCGTTCGGGTTCGTGATCGTGAACGTCCCCGTCGTCTGCGGCGGGAAGTTCGCGGTGTCGTTCGAGCCGTGCCACTCGACGCCTGCCGGGACCGTGTAGGTTCCAGCGGCGAGGGAGTAAGTGGCCTCGTCGAAGAAGATGCGGTCCCCGGGGC